GCTCACGCCGGCGGCGCAGGTTTATTCCGGCACGCTGGCGAACTTCAAGGAAGGCACGGCCACGCCGGGCAGCGGCACGAGCTTTGCCAGCATGTGCGCGAGCAGCTATATCCAGCGCAAGGGGCCGCTGACGATGGACGCGTTCCTGGGCATTTACCTGAAACAGGCGTTCACGCAGTTCACCACCTACAGCGAGGACAAGGCGAACTACACGAGTGTGCGCCAGTTCCAGCGGCCGGGCGACGAAAAGACGCTGACGGCGACGATTGACCAGCTGGTGACGGACACGGGCGTGGTGCGGCTGCACGCGAGCAGCTATCTGCGCAAAAACACGACCACCGGCGCGGACACGGCTTACACGCACCGGAGCGGCATCGTGGTGGACATGGACATGATCGGGCTGGCCTACACGCGCCTGCCGCGCATTGTGCCGCAGGAATACAAGGGCGGCGGCCCGCGCGCGATCTGCGACGCGATCGCGCTGCACATGTTCGACAATCCGCTGGGAGCGATGAAGATGGAAATCAGTTCCTAAACCGCGAACCACGCGAAATACACGAACAAAGACCAAAACAAACAAAAACATTTCTCACGCAAAGGCGCCAAGACGCAAATTAAAAGCAAAAACAAACGAAACATTTAACCAGGAAAATACAATGAGAGTTAATCCATTATTCACAGAGGAAGCGGCCTTCGCGGACGCGGACCATTTCGTGGACATCACCTACGCGGACCTGACCGGGACGGGCAACACGCAGACGCTGCCCATCCTGACCAATTACGCGAACGCCACGGGCGTGAACGTGATCGGCGCGCGGCTGATCACGCCGTTTGTCTCCAGCGACGGCACGCTGGTAAGCACGGCGTTCACGATCGGCGACGCCGGGAGCGCCACGCGTTACCTGGCCAGCACGGAGACGAACGCGGCGGGCAGTTACATCACCGAAAGCGTGGGCGCGCTGAGCATCCCGCACATTGACACGGCGGACACGGTGGTGAATGCCTACGTGACGGCCACGGCGGCCAAGGTGCTGAGCACGCACACGGCAGGCGTGCTGCGGGTGTTCCTGCAATTCAAGGACGGCCGCGCACCGCAGTAGGCAGTTTCCGGCGGCAACGACACCGCCGGGGTTGAAGAGGCGAGTGGTTAGGTTCCCGGGCGCCGGACGGTCATGGGAGTTTCCGGCCGGCGCCCGGTTTTGACAAATGAAGCCGCAATACGAACTCAAAGACAGCGTGGCCGAGGACCGGCAGGTGCTCAAGATCCTCGCCGGCTTTGAACAGCTCCGACGGCTGGAGGCGCGGCGCGAGTTTGCGGCGATCGCGCGGCGCGGCCGGGACCGGGTTTTCCTGAACGCCGGCGGCATGGGCGGCGAGCTGCGCAGCCAGGTGCACGCGGCCAGTTTCCATTACTGGGGCCAGCGACTGGGGTATCAGTGCTGGAATGACCCGCAATTCTGCCGCGAATATCTGCGTGACAATGAGTATGCAAGGGTGAAAAGCCGGCCGCGAAACCCCACAGTAAGCATGGCGGCGAGGGCGCCGTGGGCACCCATCGGAACGGCGGCGAGGGCGCCGCGGCCACCGGCAAGGCGGGGGGTGAATTTGAGCGGGGCCAATTTCAACGGGCTAAAATTGGCAAACTGATTTTTAGACAGAATTAACAGAAGCAACAGAATTCAATTTAACCGCGAACAACGCGAAATACACAAACCAAAAAAATGAAAACAAAACAAAACATCATCGGGCTGGCGGCCGTCGCGTTGCTGGCGTTATTCACCATTGAAACCGTCAATGCCAAGGATTGGACTTATGTGACGAACGCGCTGGCGCCGGCACTCACCAATTGCGTGCAGATCGTGGGCGGGACCGCCATCGCGGACAGCAACAGTGTGGCGGGGACGGCGTTCGAGATCCCGCAGAACGTCGCCTGGAGCATCCTGATTCCAAACAATTGCTGGACGAACGGCGGGGGCACCACGCCGCCGGTGAACAACAGCAACACGGTGTATTACCTGAGCTTCAGCCCGCTGTCAGCCGCGGCCAACACGGGTAATACGACGGCGACGGGAAACATCCTGGCGCTGGGCGTGAATGAGAACGGCACGAACGGCTGCGCGGCGGGAACCAATTTCATGCCCGGCGCGTTGAGCGGTTACCGCACCGGCAAGATCACGCGCGTGACGACGGGCAGCACGAACAACGTCTATACGCCGTATTGCATCATCGGCAGTTTCCAGTGAGGGGCATGAAGCGTTGAATCGTTACATCGTTGAATCGTTGAATCGTTGAATTGGGCAAAAACAAATGCGAACGGTCACTTACCAAAGTGTGTTGTGGGGCGCGGCCCGGCTGCTGGGCCTCGACCCCACACGCGATCTGAACGGCCAGACCGCGGCGCGGTTGACGGAATACATCAACCGCGCCGTGAGCAAGGGCTGGCGCTTTGGCCAGTGGCCGGAATGGACGCTGACGGAGCAGCGCTATTTCCGCCCGGAATACGACGCCACCGAGGCGGTGCCCGCGCCCACGGCCGCCGCGCCGCAGGAACGGTATTACATCGCCGCCGACCGCTACTATCAGGCGCTGCAGGCCAGCACGGGACAGTTGCCGGCCACGCTGCAGCCGGACGGGACCTATCTGGAAAATTCCGCCTACTGGGCGGAATGCCATCCGAGCTACCAGGCCGCGGACTGGGCGGCGGGCGTGCAGTTTGGCGTGGGCGAAGGCAGCGGGCTGCCCTGGCAATGCCGGAATCCGCAGGACGGCCTCTATTACCAGTGCATTGCGGCGCACACGGCCGGCGCGACGTTCGACGCCAGCAAGTTTGGCGTGCTCACGCCGTTCCAGCGTTTCATTGATTACAACCAGACGGGCGAGACGCCCATCTGGGAGGCGCCCAGCGTGTGCGCGAGCCGGCGGGATCCGCGCGTGTTCCCCGGCAACCCATGGACGATCAGCACGGGCCGCAACGACCGGGGCATCACGTTTCCCGGCTGCACGGTGAACGTGGTGTGGCTGCGGTTCTGGGGCGCACCGCCGGTGTTCACCAGCACGAGCTTTTCCAGCACGACGGCCTACGCCGCCGGCGTGACGATTTACGACCCGACCACGGGCGATTGCTGGACCAGCACGGCGGCGACGACGGCCGGCCAAAGCCCCAGCAGCACGCCGGCCAAGTGGAGCAAGGTGGAGTTTCCGTTTGTATTGAGCGCCTACGCGAAGCGGATGGCGCAGGCGGATGTTTTGCGCGACCAGAAGCAGACGAGCCGGGCGCAGGACGAGCAGCTGGCCGCCGAGGACGAATTGCAGGATGAGCTGGACAAGGCGCTGGACGGGCAGGGCATTTACGAGAGCGCCACGGTGATGACGGCGCCATCGCCAGGGATTTGGTGAGACAGAATTAACAGAATTAACAGGATTAAAACTTATGGGACTACGCAACATCAGCATCAAAGGGGCGGACGATTACGCCAGCAACAGCAGCAGCGGCCATTACGTGCCCACCCTGCAGGTGTGCCCGGTGACCAGCAAGGCCTACAAGGTGAACATCTATTGCAAGACCGGCGCCACGCAGCCGCTTTACCTGTGGCTGATTGACGACGCGGCCGGGAGCGCCAACAGCGTGGACCCGAAACACGTGCGGCCGCTGCTTGCCGGCCTGAGCGACACGTGGGACCTGGGGCCGGGCGGCAGCCTGTTCAAGAAGGGGATTTACGCCGTCATTGCCACCAACGAACCGGCCGATCCAACCACCAAGCCGACCGCGGCCGGCAACGACCAGGCGATCGTGACGGTGGATTTCAACAACTCTTGATATGAAACCGACTACATCGTTACAGCGTTACAGCGTTACATCGTTGCATCGTTACATCGTTGCAGCGTGGCAGCGGTGCATTGTGGCGGGGTTGCTGCTCACTCTAGGCGTCTGGAGTGGCTGGGCGCAGCCCAGCCCGTCCCGCGGCACGAACATCTTTGTCTTTGTCACGCCGGCGACGGTGATCGCCAGCAACACGCTGCCGCTGGATTCCGGCGCGACGCCATCGGTGTCGGTCACGGGCACGAATGTGCAGGTGTGGCAGTGGAGCGCGCCGACCAACGCCCTGATTTTGATGACCAACCCGGCGACCGTGGCGGCGGGCGGAACCCCGACCGCGGTCAATGTGGGCACGACCAACCATCCCGTCTGGCAATTGGGATTGGTGACGGGCGCGACCGGCGCGACGGGCGCGACCGGCGCGACGGGCGCCAAAGGCGACACGGGGGCAAAGGGCGACACGGGCGCGACCGGGGCCACCGGACCCGCCGGCCAGGGCTCGGTGCTGACCAACATTTTCACCGGCATCGCCACGGCCAAGCAGACCAAATCCGTGGGAGCGGGCCATGTGTTTCTGGGGGCGTATCTCACCTGCACATCCAGCGACGGCGGACTGTCCACCGGCGACACCATTGATTACCGGGCGGCCTGGGATGCCTCCTACTCCGAGCAGTATTTCTACGCGGGCATTGACGCGTCCGGGAACCTGTATGAAGGCTCGGTAAACACGGACCCGGCCGTGGCCAAGATCACGTTCAACGGGGCGCGGAACAACGTGACTGCGTGGAGTCATTTCAGCCTGACGGTTTTGTATCAATGAAATGGGCAATCACATGGCTGTTGCTAGTGTGCGCGCTGGCCGCCGAGGGTCAGTATAACACGGACGGTTACACTGCGACGACGAACGAGGTGCTGGACGGGCTGAACCAGACCAAGCCGGTGACTTCGTTCACGCTGGCGATCTGGTCACTGACGCACGGCGGCGGCGGCGGCAACACGAACAATGCCCATTCAGCCAGTTTTGCGGGTGTTGCAACCAATGCTTATTCTGCCAATACAGCGTCAAACTTAAATGCTTACGGAACTTCGTTTGATATAGACGCAGGGGGAAACATAAATAGCTCTACTGTTGGTTCTTTTTCTATAAACAGCGGAGCAAATATATCACTCCTTACACCAATAGGGGCTGGATTTAGTGTTCAGGATGGTGCAAGCGGGACGGCGCAAATAACTGCCGGTTCTGGAAGTTGTGAAGTATTTGTAGATGGGCCGGGTGGGGTTTTAATATCACCTTCGGATGGTGGTGGACTGGATGTTGGAACATCAGGTCAATTCTCTTTTAACTCCCCAAATCACCCAAATGTTTTTGGTTTTGACAGTATAAAAGGAAACATGACGAATAACTTGGGTAACATCCAAATTGTTGGTTCCGGTTTGTTTATAGGGAATGGCAGTGGGTTGACGAATGTTGGCGCAATGTGGGCAACCAACGACCAGAATGGACGTGCGCTGACAAGCCTTGTCACCGCCAGCCTCACGAACGGGCTGGCGACGACGAATTTTGTGCTCACGCAGGAATCGTCTGGAGCGACGACATTCAATGGGGCGTTTAACGGCAACGGCGGTGGATTGACCAACTTGGCGAACAGCATTCCTGCTGGCAACACGACGAATCTGCTCGCGAACATCGGTGGCACGGGCGCGACGGTGGCTATTCCTTGGAGTGGACTTCCTTCTGGTGGGAGCAGTTCATCTGCCCAAATGGTTGTAGTTCCAAGCGCCTTCCCCCAGTCAACAAATTGGGTTCCCAATTTAATTACTAATCACGGTGGTTCATTCGATTTGTTGCTTACCACCAACACAATCTTTATTATGCAGCCGACAAATCAAAATCCTGGTGAAAATTGGCGGATTATTGTTCGTCAGGATTCTGTTGGAACTCATTCATTGAATTTTCAAACCAACTCAGCATGGCGTCCGACCATTTTCGGGCAAATCCCAAATTTTCAAACCAACGCCAATGCGACGTGCGCAGACATTGAATGCGTAGTTGACCGAACCGGCACAAACACGTGGTTCTGGCTGACCCCACTCGGCCCTTAGCATGAAAACCATTTTCACAATTCTGCTTTCTGCTTTCTGCTTTGTGGTTCTGGCTGGCCCATTTGGGCTTTCACCAAACCTGGAATCGGGGTTGGTTGGCTGGTGGAATTTTAATTCGTTTGCAATTGATTCATCAGGATATGGAAATAATTTAACCGCCATCGGCAGTCCTTTATATTATCCTGGAATCGTTGGTGGGGCGGCTTCGCTAAATGGAACAAGCCAATACTTTCAAATTCCAAGTGCTTCGATTTGGAAACCCACAAACAGCATTACTTTGACGGGGTGGTGGTGGGCGACAAATACGACGGGGTGGGACAAAATAATTGTTTGTGATTATCGCGCTAATGGAACATGGACAACTCCTTACAGCGCTTGGGACATTTCTATTTCACAAGGAACCTCACAAGGCGCTCCAGTTAATAATTCGAGGCAGCCGGGGTTCGTTGTAGCTACCACCGGAGGAGTTTTGCATTATATTTGTTCAACCAATGTATTTTCCACAAACCAATGGCATTTTGTGGCTGGAACCTATGATGGAACCAACTTAAATCTTTACATTGATGGAAAATCTGTTGCTGCGCCGGTCACCGTTACTGGGCCAATAGACTATGGAACCGGGACAAATGCTTCGATTGGTCGGGATTCTCAATACGTTTCCAGTCCGACAGAATATCTGAACGGCATGATTGATGACGTTCGCGTTTACAACCGCGCCTTGGCCGCAAGCGAGATTCAACAGCTTTACAACGGAGGCTACGGAACGCCATGAATCTACAAACCCAACGTACTGGAAAACAAACCTTCCCCGTCGCCTTCGTTACATGGCTGCTGAATTTCGTGCCGGAAGGATGGCAGGATTGGAATGGGTTTCATTTTGGCAAACAAACACTATGAGCAACGGAGCACCATTAGCTGTTTTGGAAAGTAACCTACAAAACCTCGAACAGGTTGTCAACCTGCAAATTTCAACTTCTTGCATTGTCGTCCAGAAATGACCAGCATTGATACCATCACCCATCTCCCAACTAACATGACCACCATTGACTCAATCATTTCGCAGTTGGAATCAGGCCATGTCGAGCAGGCTGACAAACATGAAGGAGAAATGGCATGAATGGAACTGAGAAATGGGTATTTGGCGGGCTGTGCGCCGCGCTGATGGCCATGGGTGGCTACGGCCTGAATCAGATTGATTGCCTGAAAACACAGGTGAGCGATCTGCGGGCGCAACTGGCCCAGTATAACCAGAAGGTGGACGACATGATCAGCCACCGGGAAAACCGCGGCCAGGCGTCCAACACGACGAAGCTGGCCCAAACCAAAACAACGGAGATACAACCATGAGCAGATTCATCCAAAACGCGTTGACGAACTGGAAAACCACCATCGCCGGCCTCGGCATGATTGTCGGCGGGGTCGTCCACCTGATTTACGGCATCCATGCCCACGGCCTCACGGAAAGCGATTGCACCACCACGGTGCTGTCCATCCTGACCGGGGCGGGTCTGCTCGCGGCGGGGGATGCGGGGATTGCGCCGCCGACCAGCGGAGGGCCGACGGACAAGCAGCAGGGGAGTTGAGACAGAATTAACAGAATGAACAAAATTATGAAAAACAAAATCGTTACATCGTTGAATCGTTACATCGTTACATCGTGCCTCCTCTTGCTCCTTGGCTTAACGGCTGGGGCTCAGACCACCAACAACACAGCCGGCCCGCTCCAGCCTTCGCTCATGGGCGGCATTCAGCAGATCGGCGCGGCCTTCGAGTCGGCCACCAACTGGGGCGTCGGTGTCGGTTATCTGCGAAGTCTTACGGGGAATTACAACATCGCCACGGCGGACGTGGTTTACAACGTGTCGGGCAATGTCGGCCTCGTCGTCGGTTACGAGGATTTATTCGGCACCGGCAAAAACCAGATTGATTCCGTAAAGGGCGGCGTGAGTCTGTCATTGCCGATGCATCCGCTGGCGTTCATCGGCCAGCCTTGGGCGGCCAACATCGAGGGGACGCCGTTTGTGTCCGATTGCGTGGCGAGCGGCAACGGCGGGGTTGGCAATCTAGTGATTACCGGCATTGCGTTCAAAACTACGACTTTTGCCAACTTCAAGCTGGAAGTAACACCCATGTATGAGAACCGGACGCAATCCAATGCGTATGGCCGGAATTTTGCGGGGGCGATGGTGTTTATCGTCAGGGACTTTTAACCGTAAAGATTCAACCGCGAACCACGCGAAATACACGAACGATAAGACGTGAACAATCTCAAACCATCCGGGCCGCTGGACGACGTCGCCACGATTGGCGGCGATGTGGCGTTCATTGGGGTGGATGAGTTGAACGCGCCGCAGATGGTGGCCCCGGGCTATGTGTGCGGGGCCAGGAACAAGCGTTTCCGCTTTGGCAAATGCGCGGACCGCGAGGGCATCAGCCTGCTGCCGTGGTGCAAGGGCGACGGCACCACGCCCTTTGGCGAAGTTTACGGCGGCGGCGTGTTCTCGGATCCCAATGACGACCTGCTGACGCTGGGCGTCATCAACGAATGGATTTTGATCGCGGCGGACGGCGGGGTGTGGAAGACGCGGGCGAACCAGGCCGCCCGGCCGGTGCCGCTGCCGCTGGGCGTGACGCTCACGCGCGACACGTTCGCGCAGTTCATCCAGGCCAACGGCGCCATCATCCTGCTGCGCGGGCTGAACACGCCGCCGCTGGCGTGCTACGACCTGAACGCCGGTTTTGTCACGATTGCGCAGGAAAACGTCTGGCCGGTGACGCTGGACGCGGCCACCAATCTGGTGACGCTGGCGGCCAACAACCTGGTGCTGGGCGATCCGGTGCAGTTCGCCGCGGCCACGGCGCCGCTGAATCCAAACCCGGATTACACCTACGCGCTCCCGGCGGCCATCACCGCCGGGCAGACGTATTACACGGTGAGCACGCCCAACGCGGACACGTTCGGCATTTCCGCCACGCCGGGCGGCACGCCGCTCACGTGGAACACGTCCGGCACGGACCAGACGGTTTACGCCGCCACGGTGACGGTGCTGGACGGCGCGTTGCCCATCCCCAACGCCGCGTTCGGCCTGTTTGCGCAAAACCGGCTGTTTCTGATCAACGGCAAGGACACGCTGCTGGCCAGCGACATCGGGGATTTCACGCGTTACCAGCCGGCCACGAGCGTTTTCCGGGTGAACCAGGGCGACAGCTTCACGCTGCAGGCGCTCTACCTGTTCAACGAAAGCACGCTGATTTTGTTCGAGGACGGCGTGGTGCGGCAGGCGCAGGGGGTGACGGGCGACCTGAGCGGGGCGACCGGGCCGCTGAACGTGACGCAGAGCTACGGCATCGCCGCGCCGCGGGGCATCGCGGACGCCGGCACGGACGTTTACTGGCTGTCCAGCGATTTGCGCATCGTGAACCTGCAGCTGACGCAGCTCAACCAGACGCAGGCCACGGACCAGGCCCTGAGCGATTTCCTCATCCAGACGTTTGGACGGATCAACGCGGCCTACAAGGACCGGGCGCGGCTGGCGGTGTTCGGCGGGCTGCTCTACTGCGCGCTGCCGCTGGATGACGCCGAGCTGGTGAGCACGGTGAACCGGCTGCCCGCCGGCCAGACCTACGAATTGAACACGCCCTACACGCTCACGGGCCTGACGCCCGGCCAGCGCTACCAGTGGCGGCAGGGCGCCAACGGCGGCACGCTGCTGAACGGCACGGAACTGCTGCGCGGCGAATGCGATTTCACCGCCCAGGGCACCAGCGTGGATTTGGAACCGTGGTTTGGCCTGCCGGAGCAAACCTACCCGGTGACGGACCAGATTTACGCGGTGACGGCCGCGGGCGTGAACACGGCGGTGGCGGTGTATGATTTCACCAAGCAGGCTTGGTGCGGCACGGACGAGGCGCCGGGCATCCTGTGCCCGGTGGACTGGCTCAAGCTGCACATCGGCGGCCGGCAGCGGCTGTGCTACATCGGGGCGGACGGCTGGCTGCACCTCTATGGCGACCAATACGATTACCAGTTTGAGGACGAGGCCATGCTGCCGGTCCCGGTGCCCTACGTGGACCTGTTTGCCGACCCGCTCTACAACAACGACCCGAGCGCGCAGATCGACCTCATCCAGGTGAACAACGGCACCTACATCCTCACGGCCAACCAGCCCGATAATTTGCACGACGCCGGGCCGCCGGACGCAGGGACGTGGGGCATCAGCAGCGCGTATCTGGCCAACGGCAACCTGTGGCAGGACAGCGGCGGCCAGGGCGGATTCAATCCGACCAGCACCTTTCCGTGGACCGCGCCGGACACCACGCCGGAACAGATCGGCGGCGGCGTGCGGTTCATCGCCACCAACGGCGCGCTGCCCAACATCCACATCCAGACGCTGAACGCCATTTTCACGTATTACCAGGACCCGCATTCGGGCAACGCCATCCAGCCGGTGCCGATCGCCAGCTGGCTGCGCACGCGGGGTTATCCGTGCAGCCGGCTCATGACGGAGGCGAGCTACCAGAGCCTGAGCTATCAGGGCCGGCCGGAAAGCACGCGTTTCACCACGGCTGCGCTGGCGCTCCAAACGTGGGCGCCTAATTACACGATCAAGACCTACACGCAGGGGGCCGGCGACTGGACGACCTACGCGGAAAACCAGACGCGGAACCGGCTGAAATATTTCACGCACGGAACGCCGGACTGGGACCCGAGCAATGTGAACAACGATTACGGCGCGCCGAACCGGGAGGATTATTCCCACCAGTTCACGGGCGCGGGTTTGCTGCTGGGCGACGGCGTGAATTTTGACCAGCTGCAGGAAGGCGCGCACCGCGTGCCCGTGAGCGAGACGGGCCTGTGGATGCAGATTGATCTGGCGAACAACAGCGGCCACCTCGAGGTGACCGCCGTGGCCATGGAAGCACAGGGCGGCCTGCAATTGAGCGGGCCGCAGGTGAAGTAACCGGCGCGCATGAAAGAAAACATATGGCACTGACAACGAGCATAACGGTGGGGCGGCTGCTGCAGCGCAACGAGCTGGTGGACACGGCCAAGATCAACGCCATGGTCCGCGGCATCGTCATCAACATCACCGGCAGCGTGGGCAGCAGCGACATCGCCGCCGGCGCGGTGAACGCCGCGGCCACCAGCGCGGACGCCTTCTGGTATGCGCCGGCCACCAGCAGCGCCGGGCTTTACACGGCGGTCTATGCCAACGCGGTGAGCAACTACGTGGACGGCATGTGGCTGAGTTTCAAGGCGGATGCGGCCTGCCCGGCCGCCCCGCAGTTCGACGCCGGCGCCGGCGCCAAGCCGCTGCTGAACAGCACGGGCGTGGTGCTGGGCAGCGCGGAGATTGCCGCCAACAACATCGTGACCGTGCGCTATAATTCCACGCTGTTGGCGGGCGGCTGCTGGGAGGTGATGAGCCGGAGCGCGATCGCCCCCATCGATTTTCCGTTTCGCGGGGCCGGCAGCCGCGGGCCCGGGGAGATCGGGCTGGTGCCCAAACCGCTGGCGGGACAGCAGGGCCTTTATCTGCGGGGCGACGGCACCTGGCAGGACGCCGTGGGCGACGCCGTGGACCAGATCGCGACCAACGCGGTGACGGAAAGCCTGTTTGCCGCGGCCCATTTCAGTTAAACCAAAAACCAATGACGAAAGGAAAACACAGACTATGAGCGCAAACGTAAATTTTGCCAGCACGCCCCGCAACAGCAGCGGGGTGATCAGCGCGGCCAACACAAACATGGACGGCACCGGCGGCACGCGGGTGGACATCTTTGTGGCCGGGACCAACGGCAGCCGGATTGACAGCGTGACCATCAAGGGCGCGCCGGCCACCTACAGCACGGCCTACAACGCGAACATCGTGCGGCTCTGGGTGTATGACGGCAGCAATACCTGGCTCATCCACGAGGAGGCGCTGCCGGCGGCCACGGACAACGGCACCAGCGTGATCAGCAACGAGGTGACGATCGCGTTGAACCTGCAATTGCCCACGGGCTACAAGCTGCAGGCCAGCACGCACGCGGCGCAGCAATACCACGTGCAGGCCATCGGAGGAGATTACTGACCATGAACCGGGGCGCATTTCGGAACGCGACGCGCGGCGAGTTCGTGAGCAAGTCCTATGCGCTGCCGGGCGGCGGCGTGGTGGCCAATGTCACGCACGGGCTGGGCGGCGTGCCCGACCGCTGTGAATGGCGGCTGGTGTGCCTCGCCAGCGAGGCCGGCTTCAGCATCGGCGACGAGGTGCTGGTGAGCGTCGCCAACGGCGGCCACCAGGCATTCACCGCCGGCGCGAACAACACCAACGTGTTTCTGGTGCTGGAAAAGAGCAGCAGCGGCACGGCGAATTTCAGCTGGGCCAGCAAAACGGATGGCACCATGACGAGCATGACGCTGAGCAAATGGGCGGCCCGGTGCTACGCCTACCGCAACCATTACAAGGCCAACCTGTGACCGAAACCCTCCAGACGCCGGCAGTGGACGCCCCCGACCGCGAGACGGCGGCCGCGGCGCTGCTGGCGCAGCTCGTGGCGTATTGCCACCGGCACGGGCCGCCCCACTGCTACCGCGACTGGACGGCGCGGACCATCGAGGCCTACATCCTGCATCACATGCGGCAGGGCACGTTTGCCTGGGTGAAGCGGGAGACGGGAGAGGGAAGATGGAAGATTGGGGGGTGCGGAATTGTGTGGCAGGGCAACGAACGATTCATCCGCGCCCGGATCAAGCTGGGGCTGGCGCCGTTTCACTGGCAGCCGACCGACCGGCACGGCGACTGCCTGTTTCTGGAGGAGTTTGTCTGCACCGCGCCCGGCGCGCTGCGGACGCTGGCACGCTGTTTCAAGACGCGGTTTCCCCGGTGGCGCGAATTGAAGCGGCTCACGCTCAAAAAGGAAAGGCTGGTTTATGTTTGAATTCAACGAGTTTGACCTGCGGACGTATCCGCGCGCCGCCAGCCGGCGGGAACGGTTTGAACCGCGCGCGGCCAAGGGCGGCAGCAGCGCGCCCCAGGCGCCGAGTTATTACAGCCAGATCACCGGCGAACTGGCCGGCAAGGCGCAGCTCGCGCCGCTGGTCTATGGCACCGAGGCCACCTACGACCCGCTCTACGCGGGCCTGAACAACCAGCTGCTCAACACCACGATGTTCGGATCGCCCGGCGGCACGGTGCCCATGCCGGGCATCAGCGGCGTTTCGGTGGACGGCGGCGGGAATGTGACGCTGAACGGCACGCCGATGCTGACCTACGGCACGGGCACGACGGCGGCGCCAGGCATCAGCAGCGCCGGCAACGGCTGGAACAACACCAACCGGACGGGACAATCCGCCCTGATGCGAAGTCTGGGCGTGCCCAATGGCGGTTACAACCGCGGCAACCTGCAGCCGAACCAGCCGGCGCCGGTGGCGCCCACGCTCAACCTGCCGTCATCGCCCGGCCTGCTGGGCATGGCCAGCCAGATCGGCACCACGCAGCGCCAGGGCAACATCAGCGACTGGAGCAACCTTTCGCCGCTGGCGCTCGCGGCCATCAAGGCCAGCAACCCGCAACTGGCGGGGTTGATTGACCAGATGATGACGCAGAGCGGCAACGAATTGAATCTGGGCTCAAATTTGGATCCGGCCATGATGCGGCAGATGCAGCAGACCGTGCGCGCGCGGCAGGCGGGAATGCTGGGCGGCACGGGCAACGCCGGGGATTACGGCGAGGCACTGGCGCTGGGCACGTTTGGCGAGAATCTGCGCCAGCAACGATTCCAGAACGCGGGCACGGCCGCCGGCATTTCCGGCAGTTACTACACGCCACAGCTCAACAACCTGATGACGCAGACTTACAATCCCTACGGCGCGCTGCAATTCGGCGCGGCGCAGAACAGCGGCATCGGGCCGCGGCTGTTTGGCAGCGACATCAACGCGCAGCAGGCCTACAACCAGCAATACCAAGGCCAGCTGAGCGCCTATAATTCCCAACAGAACAACAACGCGGCATTGACGAGCGCGGGCATTTCCGGCGGCGTGGGGCTGGCGAGCGCCGGGCTGCTGGCAATGGCGCTGGCATGAGGTGATTTATGAGCGACATTCCCATTCCCGAAAACCGGAGCGGCGAGATACTGGCGCAAGGCATCAGCGGCGCCACGTCCAATCTGGCGGACACCATCCTGCAACTGGGCCAGCTGCACAAGCAGACCAAGGCGTTTAGGACCATGGCAATTGATGGTTTAGGGATGGACCCCGATACCGTTGACAGAATGTCTCTCCCTGAACTTCAAGGGACAATGCAGGGAATGGCGCTGAAATCCGCGCAGCAGGAACGGCAGGCAAATATTCAATACATGATGGAACATGGGAATTATTTCAGGCAACGCGGCCAGTTAGAAGCAGCTGATGCTGCCCGCGTGCAGGCCGGCCTTGACGCCAATAAGCGCGCGATGGCCGATATTGCCCAAGAAACGCAACTGCAACCGCAGCCGGGTTTTGGCGTGATTAATACAATGATGAACGGAGCAGTGCAACCTCAACTAGACAGAAACCGACTGTTGAACATCTACGCCAAGGAAGGCGCTTTGACACCGGACATGATGATGAAATTGTCCGGCATTGATGGAGAAAACGGATCCGAAATCAAATTTCAAGAAGACCCAGTTACCGGGCGCCGCTTTGGCACATTCGGCAAATCCATCATGGACTCCGGTATTGATCCCAAAATGATGCCAGCCGGAGGAGTCGTCCAAAGCATTTTGGACGAGGAAGGCAATGAGGTTGGCAAAGGAACGATCAATCCAAAGACCGGCGCGATCCAAATTCTTTCGCATGGGCCAAAGACACTTCCGGCTGGATTTTCAAATGCGCTTTATGGAGCGGGAGGCGAGTTCAGTTCCGGGATCAAACAGCAATTTGATGCCGCCAAGGCCAATCTCGCCATGCCCGACGCCGACATTGCCGCCCGTCTGAAATCCACCAAGCCCGCGGACATCGCGGCGTTCAAGGCGCGGAACAAAACCGCCTTGCAAAACGCGCAGACCAATGCGCAGCAGTTATTTGATCTGCATCAAAGCCAGGGCTATGGCACTCCAGATGTATGGAACAAGCTGTATTCCCAATTCGATTTGACACCCCCGGCAACGCCCAAGAGCACACCGGCATCATCTCGGGATGATGGCTCAACCGGCGCGGCTGGGGGTGTTGTCCAACGCATTAAAGTGGTCGATCCAACAGGTGGAATGTTCACGGTCCCAGCAAACCAACTCGATGCCGCTTTGAAGCAAGGCTACAAACAGGTGCAATGACGCTTGACAATGCCATCGTCCTATGTCATCAATTGAACTGTCAGCACGAGAATGCTGACTCGGCGTTCTTGGCGCGTCACCAACGCGAGCCGATTCACAACAAGAACCCCGAATGGAGTGCAGATAGGGAAACCCGCGTGGTGGCGGGGTCCCGACAAGGTTCTCGCCTTCTGCACTCCATTTGGAATTCACCTGCGAGAACAGGTGGGAAAGACAACAATGGCCAACCAAGCCAGAAAGACAGTGCAGATAAAGTTACAGGACAACGTCCTGACCGAATTAATGACCCATGCCGAGAGCAAAGGTTATCTCAACGTGGAAGACTTCCTCGAATGTCTGGCCGCCAAATTCTGGCGGGAAAATGTGGGACGGAATGTCCCGGCCTTCAATGGCGAACAACGGTTGGAAATTACCGCTGTCCAAGTTCAAGCGTTCGAAGTGCGTCGACAGGCGGAAGCGAAACGGATTGGCGTCGGCACGCGCAGCATCAGTGTTTTCATTGGCCGCGAGCTGCTATACGAGCGCGCGGTCGTCGCACCTGTATGAAAACCATCCCATTGTCCAAAGGCAAAGTGGCGCTGGTAGATGATGCTGTTTATGAATTTCTAAACCGAGTCAAGTGGCATTTGTCATCCAGCGGTTATGCGGTCGCAACCGTTCATTGTTTTGGAACCTGCTATGAAATTCAAATGCACCGGGTCATAATAATGGCACCGCCCGGAATCCAAGTTGATCACAAAGATAGCGACAAATTGAATTGCTGTGGAAATAATTTACGCTTTACTGACCGTGCTGGAAACAGCCAGAACCGCCGCCTGCAAAAGAACAACAGCACTGGATACAAAGGTGTATATTATTATGATTACAAAGGCACTTGCACCGCCAGACCGTGGAAGGCACGAATAACGATCAAAGGAAAATTAACGTGGCTTGGAGCTTTCGAAACACGCGAAGAGGCGGCACGAGCCTACGACAAAGCCGCCAAGAAATTCTTTGGCGAATTCGCTGTTCTCAACTTTCCTGACGAATGACCCTGGATTTACAACCTGTGCTGGATCTGCAGCCGGCGGAAGACGCGCCGGGCGCCACGCCTAAACTCGACCTGCAGCCGGTCACCGCGCCGCAAATCACGGACCCCAACGCCCAACTGGCGCAAAGAGTGTCCACCCTGGGCCGCGGCGGTCCAACCTTGTTTGGCGGTCATGACGCGCCGGATTTATCGCAGTTCATGGAGATGGCCACGACGCCGGCCATTGCCATCCCGCGCATTCCCCAGCAGAAAGGCAAGCTGGCCCAACTCAGCGCCGGCACGGTGAATGCCCTGATGGGCATCCCCGAATTCGTGGAAAGCCCGCTGGGCCTGCTCACACTGCCGCTGGGCGCCAGCGGCGCCGCCGGACGCACCGCACTCACCAAGGGCTTTGGCGCATGGATGGCCACCCAGGTGCCCGGCGCGTCCACGGAAGCCGGACGCCAGAGCGTGGAAGGCACGTTACAGCAGGCCACGGAGGCGGACGTGAACATGGGCGCCAGCGTGGTGCTGCCGGCACTGCCAGTGCTGACGAAAGAAAAAGGCACGCCAGCTCAAGCGACTGAAACCAAGCCGGAGACGGTTTCCGAATTTGGCGGCGAGGCGGAAGTTCCGCCAGCCCAGCCCAAGCCATTGGACTTGCAGCCGGTCTCCCGAGAACCCGGAACCGAGACGCCAGCCCCCAATCCGCCCCCACCATCCGTGCAGCCGGAGGTGGCAAAAGCCGTGCTGGAGGCAAAAGGTAACGGTATAGATTTGCAGCCGGTGCCCGCAAAGGCGGAAATCAGCCTCAAGGCCGGTGAGGATTCGCCGTTCCCGGAAAGCGTGGATACGCTGAACCATCAGCTGGACCTGCTGCGCGCCGGCAAACGCCAGGCCGTGCTGTTCACGCCGGGCGAGGAAGTGCCCCAGTGGGCGCTCGACAGCGACCAATACGACACGCACACCACGCCGGCAGGGACGTTCCTGTATGACGCCGCCGAGTTGACCAAGGACCAGCTCGATGACGCCGTGAAGAACAACACCGTGGGCCGCGTGCTGGGTTACGGGATTGATGCCAAGCCGGCCGCGGCGGACATCATCGGCGCCGTGACCGTGCGGGACGCGAAAGGTGTGGAGAAGCAAAGCGTGCTGACGGATGCGAAGAACCTGCCGGGCGTGCTCAAGGCCGCGCAGGCGATCGCCGGGGAAGGCGACTCCGTGCGTCTGGAGGATCCGCAGGAGACGATTGCCCGGCGCGTGCAGGCCGCCGCGCCCAAGCCCACGGCGCTGACCGAGCGCCAGCGGATGGCCGAGGAAGCCATTGACGCGATGAATGAACTGCGCCAGCAGAAACAAGAAAGCGAGAAACAAAATGCCACTATCGAAGGGAATCAGCGGGGCGGCGTTCCGCCACAACGTGAAGACGGAAATGCGGGCGGGACGGCCGCAGAAACAGGCGCTGGCGATCGCCTACAGCGTGAAACGCCGGAGCCAGCGACGGAAGAAGCGTTAGCCGGATTGCCCTTGGGCGAACGGCCGCCGGACATCCTGGACTGGATTGCGGACAATTACCGGCGCGGCGTGCGGCCCAGCAGCGCGGAGGATTACGGCGATTACGTGCGCGCGGCCACCGGCGCGAGCCGGGACCTGCTCAAGCTCACCAAGGGCGAGCGCGGCGACCGGGTGCTCAAGGAAATGCACGACCAGGGCCAGTGGCTGCGCATCGAAAATGAGGACCAGCTTTACCAGGCCATGAACGACGCCGCGCAGGCCCGCAAGGGCTGGGCGGAACAGGAGGCGGCCATCAAAGCCGCGCCGGATATTTTTGCGAAGCTCGATGGCCTCAAGCTGGAAACCAACGGCCAGCTCCATGCCTTTGGCCTGCTGCCGGAGGCGTGGAACACGCTGATTGATTTTGTGAAGCTGGGCGTGCGCGGCGGCATGGCCATCGCCGACGCGGTGCAGTTTGCCATCGGCAAATTCAAGGCACAGTTCCCGGACCAGCAATTTGACGAGGCCGGCGCCGCGGACCATTTGCGGCAGAACATCCGGACCAGCGCAACCGGGGACAAGCTGGTGCAGCAGCAGACCACACCGGACGAGGTGAAAGCCGCCGTGCGGCAATATGTGTTTGAACGCGCACCGCACCAAACCGCCGAGAACACGGCGAATGGATTGCTGGCGCATTACGGCATTGAGACGGCACAGGATTTGTGGCGCGGAAGCTGGCCGGAACTGCCCGGCGACGTGCGCGCCAAGCTCATTGGCGCGGTTGCCCGGCAGTTGCGTCTCGAGGCCCAACACGCCCGGACCGCCGGCCGCACCGCCGAGGCCGCCGCATTGGCCCAGCGCGAGGGCGCCTGGTGGAATGAAGTGCTGCCCAGGAACACGGAGCTGGGCCAATACATCAGCGCGCTCAACGGCATCACGGACGCCAGCCCGGAGGGTTACGTGGCCAAGGTGAAGCAATCCCTGGACAGCGACGCACAGGAGACGCTGGACCGCCAGCGCAACGTGACCACGACCATGAAGGCCGCGCTCGATGCCGGCCGGGCCGAGGGCATCGAGGCCGTGCGGCAGGATCCTGAGGTGAACACCGCGGCGCGCAAGGCGGTGGACGAGCACATTTTGACACAGGCAGGCGACGGGGCGTCGCCGCTACATCAGGCCGTCGTGATGGAAATGGCGGGACCATGGAGCGAAAGCCCGGCCATCATGGCCGCCGTGCGCGAACAGGTGCGCAGCAAGGCGGACGAACTGCTGAACCGCTCGCCACGGCCGGCCGGGTTCACTCCGGCACAACATCTGCGGCAGATCCTTGATGACCTGGCCCAGCGCGCCGCCGGAATCTTTGCCGGCCACATCCAGGGGAGCGAACCCGGCCTTTCCATCGTGGACAAGCTGCAGCAGCGGCTGGGCATTGACAAACCCACGGCGCAAAAGCTGGCCACGCAGTTGAGCAAGGAATGGGACCGGCGATTGGAAGAAGCCAAGAAAGCACTCAATCAAAGGCTGATAAACGCCCGCGCGAAATTCAAAATGCTGCAGAAGTTTGAAGACCACACGGCAGCGGAGAAACGCGCGCTGGCTGCAGCGTCCAAAACGGTTCGCGAAGCGGCCGTGCGAGCTGCGCAGGCGGAAAACGCCAGGCGTGTGGCTCAGGCATCAAAGCAAAGTGGTGAAGCGGAATCCGCCAGAGCGCAGGCAAAGGCCGCACAGGACGCTTTGGCTGCAGCTTCCAAGACAGTGCGCGAGGCGGCAGCCCGGGCCGCAGAAGCCGAAAACAAACAGCGCAGCCTGGAAGCGGAGATGAACACGTGGGCCTATGTCGACCGCGCGCTAGTCAAAGAGTTGCGCGCCCAACGCCAAAAGCTCGGTGATATCCTCCGCCAATCTGCCGCCGACCGGAACGACACCGGCAAGCACATTGCTGACAAAATTACTGATGGAACAAAATTCACCGGCCCAAAGGCCGACAAATTTAGAGCATTGCTCAAGTCTCGCTACGATGCTCTGGTGGCCGAGGCCCAACGCGTGAAGCTGGCCAGTTTGCAAAAGGCGGCCGTGGACGCCGCCAACAAGGCCAGCCAGCCCGCGCCAAGGATCCTCAAGCCCATGGAACGCGCCTTCCGCAAGCTGGTGGAGATTGACCGGCTGGCGCCGGTGGACGGCAAACGGTTTTTCGAGGTGGTCAAGGACGCGCTCAAGCTGCCCCAGCTCACGGACGAGGACGCCGCTAAGTTGCGAGACGCCGTGCAGAAGGCCCAGGACATGCCGGACGGTTTTTTGCGCCAGCGCGCCATGGTGGACGTGATGAAGCTGGAAAGTAAAATCCGGGGCGACCAACGCTGGTGGAACAAGGGCATGGGCATGTTTTATGCCAACATGCTGAGCGGCCTGACGACCTACGCGAAAATCCCGTTTGAAAACCTGAACCTGTTCGTCGGCCACACGCTGCTGAATTATCTCACCCGGCCGGGCGAGCTGGTGCACCCGGCGGAATATGCCGCGGCCGTGGCCGGCGCGCTCAAGCGCGGCTACGCCAAAGGCGGATTGCAGGCCGCCGACACGTTGCGAACGGGCACGCTCACGGGCGTTTATGCCGTGCCCAAGCCGCCGGGACCAATGGAGCTGCAGCCGTTTGGCAAGCGCATGGAACCGTTGAATTTCTGGAAGTGGTTCACGCGCGCGATCGGCGTGGCGCACGAGGCCACTTTCAAACCGGCCTGGGAACTCAAGCAGACGATGCTGGCGCGGGAAGTGGCCCGCAACGAAGGCCTCGCCGGCAAACAATTGCAGCAGCGCGTGGCCGATTTGCTGGGGAACACGGACACCGTGTTTGCCAAGGCGCAGGCGCAGGCGTTGCAGGAACTGGCCGCGATCGGCAACAACAGCAGCCTGGACCTGGCCCGGCGCACGCGCGAGATCATCGAGCAGGGCCGCGAAGTGAACATGGAAGGCAGCACGGCCACCGCCCGGGATTACGCGCAGCGCGTGGCTTACCTGAACCCCAGCTACGGTTTTTGGGGCGCGATCGGCGACAACCTGGTTTCCGGCATTGAACGGCTGCGCAGCCAGTTTCCATTCCTCGGCGCCGGCGTTAAGTCGCAAATTCCATTTGTCAAAGTGGCCACCAACATTGTCAACGAAAAGCTGAACTGGACGCCGCTGGGCATCCTGCGGGCCTGGCGCGGCAGCGGCAAGGGTGAGCTTTACGGCCGGCCGATCATGGACAGCAACGAAGTGCCTGAACTGTATGCCAAGGGCATCGCCGGCACGATCGCACTGGCCGGTTTGTGGGAATTGCGGGCACACGTCCACGGCGCCGGACCGGCCACGCCCCAGCAGCAGCGCCAGCTCATGGCCACCGGCTGGATCCCGCACAGCTTTGAGTGGAACGGCAAATTTTATTCCTACAACAACACGCCGCTGATGCTGCCGTTTGCCGTGATCGGGAACGCGGAGGATTTTTCGCGCTACGCGAAAGGCAACGACGACGAGGCAAGCACGCGCACCGCCTACGCGCTCAAGGGCGTGAGCGCGGACCTGCTGCAGCAGGGCTATCTGGACAGCGTGGGCAAGCTGCTGGAGGCCGTGGGCAATCGCAACGTGAGCGCCGGCGGCAGCCAGATGGAAAAGATTCTGGTGCGCACCGCCGGCACGGCCGTGATCCCCAACCTGCTGAACCAGGTGGACAAGGTGTTTGACCCTACCGTGCGCAGCCAGACCGGCCTGCAGGCGTTGCTGGCCAGCCAGGTGCCGTTTGTGCGTCGCGGCAATGACCCGGTGCTGAACGCGCTGGGCGAGCCGGTCACCAGCGCGCCGTTCCACTATTGGTTCAGCCAGGCCAGCCCGGACCCGCTCTGGCAGACGCTGGCCGCCCAGCACGTCACCGTGCCGGAACCCAGCCGGCAGTTGACCGTGGGCGACAAGCGGCTGGGCCCGGACTTCGTGCGCGCCATGACGCCGGACGAGCTTTACGAATTGACGGCCACCAGCGGCCCGATGATCCGGGCGGCGCTGGAGGCGCACCTGGGCGACGGCAGCACCTTCGATCTGGGCATGATGGAACCCGGCAAGGCCAAGGCCTACGTGGAAAAGGTGGCGGAACAGCAACGACAGACCGCCCTGCGCCAGATGAATCTGACCCCCTAAACTCCGGGCGTTTGGAGTAGCACGGCAGGTATCAACGCCAACCGGCCCATTGATTTAAAATGGTTTACAACCATTCAGATTTTCTCCGTAGTCAGACGCTCTATCCAATTGAGCTATGGGTGCGGCAGGGATTGATTCTATTGCGGTTTACGCTGTTTGGAGTGGTTTTGCTGGCGTTTCTTAAGCATTCGGGCTGCCACTTTTTTGCACTTTTTGCTTCCCATTCTGTTCCATAGTGTGCAATAGTAGGCGCTGGCGCAGGTATCAGTTTTGGTATCAGCGCCGGAACCATTGCCATGAATGCCATCACTCCAAACAGACTGGATCGCTCGCGCAAACGTAAATTGAGGTTGTTGAATGTCATCAAACGCGGCCGGATTTTTTATTTCAAGAAGCGCGCCGGCGCCACCTTGTTTTTTGAATCGCTCAGGACCGATGACGAGACGTTAGCCGTGGAGCGCGCAAAAGTCAAGGCGCAACAGCTGGTGGACGGCGAGCTGGCCCGGCTGCGCAAGGAAAAGAAGGCCGCATCGCTGGCGGATATTTTTGCCACGCATCAGCCGCCGGCCGGTCCGGACGGGCGCCGGCCCAAAATGCCGCGGTCGCTTTATTGCCAGTGCCAGGCGTTGCTGGGTGTCGTCAACATGGCAAAAGCGGAAAGCGGAAAGCGGAAAGCGGAAGAGATTTGCACGACGGAGCTGACGCCGAAGCTGGTGAGGGATTATCAGGACGCGATGCGCCGGCGGTATGAGCTGGAGTTGACGGACAAATTGGCGGCGCAGCAGCGTCGGCCAACCGCGGACGAGCTGGCGGATGCCCGGGACAAGGCGGACAGGTCGAGCAAATCGCTGTTCAAGCAGGCGAAGAATCTTTTTTGCAAGAAGCACGCGCGGGTGGAACGGTATCGGGAGCAGGGCTTGATCATCCCGGAGTGCGTGAAGGATTTTTGCGCGACCAAGGCGATCGGCTCGATGCGGAGCAAGGTGTATCTGCCGGCGGATGACGCGGCGCTGGAACGGACGTTCACGGAAATCGAACAGGAGCCGCACGACGGGCCGGTTTACCGGCTGTTCTGGGCGGTGATTGCGATCGGCGGCCGGCGCGGCGAGGTGCTGGACATGCGGGTGGAGGATTTTGCGGACCTGGACGGGCAGCTGTGGATCCGCGGCGGCCGGGGCAAGGACAAGCGGGAGATCCAGCTGCCGGTGATCAATTGCCCGGTGCATGCGTCGAGCAGCACGAAGCCGGTGGACGTGGTGCGGCGGTTGATTGCGGAGGCGAAGGCGGCGGGGCGCAGTTTTTTGTTCAACGGTTCAGAGCATTTCCGGCATGACGTGTTGAGCCGGCTGGTGAATGCCTGGCTGGCGGCGCGCGGCTGGCGGGATGAGAAGAAGTTGCACGCGTTGCGGGCATATGTGGGCAGTCTGCTTTACGCGAAGGATCCGCATCTGGCCAAGGATTATTTGCGGCACAAATCGCTGCTGACAACGGAGCAGTTTTACACGCATTTTTTCAAGCTGAAGGTGATTCCGAACATGCAGCTCGTGGCCCAACCGGCGACGAATGTAGTGCCGATGCTGAAGGCCGAAGGGTGAAGGCGGAAGTCCAGATGCTTGGAGTGCGCCGGCCAGTTATTTGACGGGTTGAAGATCAAGCGCAGGCGCGAAATTGTGCAGTTCAAACCAACCGGACACTATATTGGTGGTTCCCACACCTGCACGGCCGTATTCCCAAGTTCGACCCGTAAGATGATCAATCTCAAACAATCCATCGTGCAGATTCCCAACAAGAGAATAACGCCCCGCTGAATTCAGGGTTTGCTGCAAATTGGTCCATTCATCCCACGCAATGTCAAGTTTGTCCTGCCGCGCAGAAGCGGAAATTTCCAAGGCCGATAAACGGGCGTCGAAGTTGGTTTGCCAGAAGTCGGGAATGGATGCTGATGATGACGCAGATTTGTGACAGCCGCAGACGAATAGCATTGCCGCAAAAAGGCACAAAAGACGCAAGGAGTTTTTCACGGCACAGGTCTGCACCAAGACACCGGGCCAAGTCAAGGATTTTTGGGAGGAGCAGGGGGAATTTCGCGCAAAATAAAATCGGGACGGTCCAGCAGATCGCGTCTGGCCAACTGAATCAAATACTGCGAACGGGTAAGACCCAACAGCCGGGCGCGCGTATCAATCTCTTCCAGTAACTCCTTGGTAAGACTGATACTTACAGCAGTTTGATTAGGTCCGCGTCGGGGTCCACTCATTGCTGTTTGGAGTTATAGCAAATCAACGTCTGGAGTGTCAAATTATTTCTTATCTTTTCTTCTTGCATCGTAGTAAGGTATAATATACAGTGTGACGAAATGAACGGCGAACAAGACAAGATTTCGGTGACGGTGACACTGCCGGAAGACCTCGTAAAAGAGGTGGATGCGCGTGCCGCCGAGTTGGACTTAAACCGTTCCCAATACTTTCGCCGACTGGTGCGCGCGGAGATCAAAAGCACCGCGAAAAAGCCAGAGGAACAGGCGGTGGCGGCATGACGTCACCGATTGCCAATCCGACGCGGACGAAGCGGAAGGCCCGGCTGCATATCGTGCTGGCACCGGATTGCGTGGCCGCGGCGCAGCGGCTCACCAAGGACGAACGCCGGAACATTTCCAATCTCATCGAGGTTTTGATCATCCGGGCAGATCGGGACAATCAACGCCGGCATAACCGCGGGAAAGGTGCCAAGCAATGAACGTGCCTTGCGACATCCAGCCGACGACGGAACGGCACATTGTGCGTTATGGCGGCTATGCGGTCCGGTTTGTGCACAGCGCCTGCGGGCTGGTTTATGAGCTGGTGGCGGATAAGGACGCCACGACGTTCACCAGCGAGGCCGCGGCCAACCAGGCGATCGGCAAATGGCACATCGCCGGCCGCGCTTACACGGAAAGGATTTCACAATGAGTGCGAACCGCACCTGTCCTTCATTGATCAGCCGGTTGCAACGGATTTTCCGGCGGGAACGAAATCATCGCGGGCACCGGCTGGGCCGGTTGCTGGCGATCAGCAATGCGGTGAGACGACCGATTTGAGCGGGCTGCTGGCTGCCGTTATCGGCGGCCTAGCGTTCTTTGTATCCAAACTGACTTACACGGGGCAAACAAGCCCCATGTTGTCCATAGACAAAAAGTTGCCGGCGGTGATTGCAAATTCAGCCGCCGGCAGCCAGCAGCCCGCATGAATTTATGAAACATGCAGTGCACATCAGGCCGAGTTTCAAAGAGTGCGCGCAAAACGGTTATTATTTTTGCCGCGATTGCCAGCGCGTCGTGGAGCGCCGGGAGCATGATTACATGCCGGCCACATGCGCGGAATGCGGCTCGACGAAGTTGAATTATTATCCGCCGGTTATTGCAACCGATGCCAACATTTTTGCCAACAACTGAGCGCCAGTGGAAGCTGGCCGAGATCGCCGCGCACCAGGGCACGTCCATTTGCACGGTGCGGCGCTGGACTAAACGGCGCGTGAACCGGCTCAAAACGAAGAAATTCGGGCATCGCACGGTGCGCGTGCCGGACAGTTTTTACGCAAGTTTTTTGAAGTCGCAGGAAGTATGAACGACGCATTGGCCTTGCAACCCGACGACGACGGCAAACAGCCGGCGTTGCCGGCATTGCTGCCGCCAGACGAGCTGGCCGCGGAAGTCTTTTTTGATAAATTGGAGCGAACCACGGGTGATTACACCGCAAGCCGGCTGCGCTCCAAACGTCCGGACGACTACAAACTAATCATCACGATGCTGGCCAACGGCTGGGGCAGCCAGAAGATCCAGGACGAATTCCACCACGCCGGCAAGCAATTGTCCAAGAACACGGTCAAGGCCGTGCGCGCCATCGAGGGTGAAACGGTGGACCGGCTGCGTGAACGGCTGGCCGCCGAGTCTTTTTTAGCGGCTGATGACTATCGGGAAGCCGCCGTAACAATCCTGAATGAGATCATGTCGAATAAATTTCGCCGTGAGAAGCTGACGATCCGAGACGTGCAGTCCCTGGAAGTGGCCAGCGGCATCGCCACCCAGAATGGCCAGCTGCTTTCCGGCCTGCCAACCGCACGCGTGAGCATCGAAGATCTACGGCAGCCAGACCACGAGGATTTCAACCGGCAACTCGCAACGCTGCCCAAAGCTATTGACCTACCTGCAACCCATTTGATTGGGAAACCCGCTGGACAAAAAGAGGCCGCGCCGCCGGGCACCACGCCGAGCAGCACACCAACCACCACGCCGACGCCGGCCGCACCTGATCCGGCGGCTGCACCTGACTCGCAGTCAGACGGCAGCATGGAAAACACCCAATAAAATGAAGCCATCCACGACACTGACACCCAATCTGACACCTGACGACCCTCTAAACGCGCACCGGGGAGGGGGGGGTTGCCGACGCGCGCGAGGGGGGGCGGGGGGGCGCGTTCTCGTTGGCGCACGGAAACTTTTGGGCAAAGGGGAAGTCCGGCGATGAGCGATACGCCCTTCATCTACGGCGAGGCGGAAATGGCCGCGGCGCTGGGGCTGCCGGTGCGGCTGCTGCAAAAAAACCGCACCAAAAAAATGGCCGCCGGCGCGGACTGGGACCTGAACGGAAACCGGGTGGCCTACTCATCCGCCGGCGCCGGACAGGCGCTGCAACTGCTCGCCTACGAGCTGGAAAACAACCCCATCGGCCTGCCGGAATTGCTCGAAAAAAGCCGGCTGCGCGCGGAGGGCGAACTGCCGGAATTCAACGGCACGATCAAAAGATTCTGGCCCAATCCGCACCTGGTGGACTTCGAGCTACCCGATGGAAGCGTCGCCCGGGTGCGGGTGCAAACGACAAAAAACCTGCGGCCGGGCATGACGCTGCCACTGACGCGGACGGCGGACGGCACATTTGAACTCGCGGGGCGGCTGCCGCGCACGGTGCTGGCGGGAAGGAGGGGCGATGCGCGTGGAGCCTGAATTGCTGGTGCACAACAAGTTCAAACGCCTGAAGCGCATCGTGGGCGACGTGGCGATGGAGTGCATCATCACGATCTGGGCGCATTGCCAGAGCAACCAGCGCGGAGGCTGGTGGCCGGGAGCGGACGCCGAGTATGTGGAGATGCTGTGCAACTGGGAAGGGCAGGCCGGCGTGCTGTTCAAGGCGCTGGTGGAATGCGGCAAACCCAAGGCCGGTTTCATAGAGGTGGAAGAGGGTGGGCTGCGGATACACGACTGGGACGCGACGAATGCCAAATTCGTGGCCAACTGGCACAACGGAGGCAAGGGCGGAAGGCCGAAAAAAAAGGGTGAAAACCCAACCGGAACCGAAGATGAAACTGGGTTACGACTGGGTTTAGGCACTGGGTCAACAGGTGGGTCTAAACGGACCGGACAGCATAACCCACGCAAAACCCACGCGAAACCCAACGGTAACCCAGTGGAAACCCACAGCAAACCCACTGAACTAAACTCAACTGGACTTGACTTAACTGAACTCAACTCACCTGAGAAACCCAACGGTAACCCAGTGGAAACCCACGCGGAACCCAATCCTGAATTGGATTATGAAGCAGCCAAACGGCTGGTGGCGGTGCTGAACCAGATCACCGGCAGCAAGTTCGATCCGCCGCTGAACGGACTGGACCAGATCGTGGGGCGTTTGCTGGAGACCAACCGGGACGAGGCCGGCATAGAAAAAATGCTGCGCCGGCAGGCGACGCTGTGGAAGGGCGACCCCAAAAGCCGGCAATGGCTGAAACCGGGCACGCTGTTCGGGGAAAAGTTCCACGATTATTACGGCCAGCGGGACCTGGCGATGAATTCAAAAACAAAAAGCCGTCCGCGGGCCGACGTGCTGGCGGAACTGGCCACGGCGCGGACCAGCGGCGCGCCGCCGGACGAGATTGCCAGCCTGGAAAACGAGCTGGCCGCGGCATGACTCCAAACGCCTGAACCATGACATCAACCAATCCAGCGCCCGACCGACTGCCGCCGCATGACACCCGCGCCGAAATGGCGGTGCTCAGCTGCTGCCTGGGCGGCTCGCTGGCCGCAATGGAAGACGCGCCCGCGGCGTTCACGCGCTGCCGGGAACAATTCGGGGACGACGCGGTGTTTTACGACCTGCGCCATCAACTGGTCTGGCACGCGATGCTTTACCTGCACGAAAAGGCCGGCGCGTTTGACATGATCACGCTGGGCACCGAGCTGCGCGCGCGCGGCAAACTGGAGGAGATTGGCGGGCATGCCTACCTGTCGGCAATCCAGGACGCCGCGGTGTCGCCGGCATTCCTGGAGAATTACATCGGGATTGTCTGGGAACGCTACATCGCGCGCCGGAAAATTGCGTATGACACGGAAGTGAACGCGCGGATCATGGAATCCGGCGAGCTGACGGAAAGCCACGTCGCGGTGATTGAAAACGAGCACGCGCAATGGAAGGCGCTGCTCACGCGCGGGGCGATCACGCCGAAAAACCTGTGCCCGCCGGCGCAATTCGGGGACGAGTATTACAACCAGTGGTTCAACCGGCAGGAGGAAACCTTTGGCTACCACCTGCCATTCGCGTTTCCGCTGCGCTACCGGCCGGCGGCAACGACGCTGATGACCGGGGACAACGGGAGCGGCAAAAGCTCGATGCTGTGCCTGCAAAGCATCGTGATCATGACGCAATTGCAACCGGGCGAAAAGCTGGTGATGGCCTCGATGGAAATGCCGCCGGAAGTGACGCTGTGGATCATGGCGCGGCAGCTCATGGGCGTGGGGAGCAAGCTGGAGGCGACGGACGAAAACAAAAGCCGCGTGGCGGGGGCACTGGCGTGGCTGAACGCGCGGATGCTGCTCTACAATTTCCTGGGGATCACGGACAAGCGGGACCTGATGCACGCGTTCCAATACGCGGCCGAGCACCAGAACGGGAAGTTTTTCGTGATTGACAACATGATGAAGGTGGGGATTGCGGACGACGACTACGCGGCGCAGGGCTTTTTCATCCAGCAGGTGTGCGATTTTGACCTGAAACAAAAGGCGCACACGATCGTGGTGGTGCACGAAAACAAGGGCGACGGCAGCACGAAACAAAAGGTGCGCGGGAGCAAGCAGCTGACGGACGCGCCGGACAACGTGGTGAAGATGGAGCGCAACGAGGACAAGGCGACCAAGCTGGCGGAACTGAAGGCCGAGGAAAAGGCGTTTCCGGACAACCTGCAGAAAAAGGCGGACATCGCGGAGGCGCGGGGAAAGCTGGCCAACCAGTGGGACAGCAAGTTTGTGCTGTGCAAGCAGCGCTGGCCGGGCGCGCGGCAGAACGGCAGCGCGTGGCTCTATTTCCACCACGAGAGCCTGCAATTTCACGAGGAACCGAACAAAGGGGCGTTTGAATACGCCGAAATCCGCGGAACAAAACACAAAACACAAAACACATGAAAAAAACCAACACAAAAACACCGCTCGTCATCACCACCGCCCACCGTGGCGTTTTCTTCGGTTACGGCGAGGTCACCACTGACAAAACCATCCGGCTGGAAAACGCGCGAATGTGCGTTTACTGGTCCAGCGATTGCAAAGGGATCGTGGGATTGGCGGCAACGGGCCCAACGAAAAGTTGCAAGATAGGTCCTGCGGCACCCGCCATCACGATCCAGGACGTAACTTCAATCATGGAAGCCACCAAAGAAGCGGAGGCCGCATGGAATTCACAGCCTTGGAATTAAACGGCTCCGGCGACGGCTCCGGCTTCGGCTACGGCTACGGCTCCGGCTCCGGCGACGGCTACGGCTACGGCGACGGCTACGGCTCCGGCTACGGCTCCGGCTACGGCTCCGGCTACGGCTCCGGCGACGGCTACGGCTACGGCTCCGGCTACGGCGACGGCGACGGCTACGGCTCCGGCTCCGGCGACGGCTCCGGCTTCGGCTCCGGCTTCGGCTCCGGCTTCGGCTCCGGCTACGGCTACGGCTACGGCTCCGGCGACGGCTCCGGCGACGGCTACGGCGACGGCTACGGCTCCGGCTCGGAAAAAACAAACTACATCGCCGCAGTGCTGGCACCGCACGCGGCAAATTATCCAGAACACAAAATCTGTTTCTGGCGCAGCAAGAAAGACAACACGCCGGCCAATGGAGGCCACGGAACAGTAGCCAAGGAAGGTTTCACGGAAACCATCACCGGCCCGCTGCGGATCTGCACGGAGAAAGCACTTCACGGCACAAACAATCCCAAGAAATGGAAAGGGGAGAAGTTGTGGATTGTCGCCTTAAAAAATCCCGTGCAACAGGACGACGACAAATTCGCCTCACTCACAAGAACCTTCATCAAAGACCTGGGGAATTGCCCCTGGGCATAAAACCAAACCACAATTACTCCAAACGTATGAACGAACCAAACCAAACGAACCAAGGCATGCTCAAGCGGGTGCCACTGGACAGCATCATGCTGGGCAAAACCAACCCGCGCAAAAACTTCAACGGTCCGGAATGGCCGGAATTTGTCGCGAACATCAAAGAGCACGGCGTGATCCAGCCGGGCGTGGCGCGACCGATCCGGGACGAGCACAAGCAGGACAGCGGCATGGTGGAACTGGTGATCGGCGAGCGCCGTTTCCGCGCCAGCCGCGAACTGAAACGCCCGGACATGCCGCTCATCATCCGGGAACTCAGCGATGAACAGGCCGTGGAACTGCAGCAGGTGGAAAACCTGCAGCGGGAGGACCTGACGGCGCTGGAGGAGGCGCAGGGCTACGCGGACTGGGTGAAACGGCTGGTGACAAACAAAACCTGCCCGACGGTGGAGCTGGCGGTGGAATACATCTGCGGGAAGATCAACCGCAAGCGCAGCAGCGTGTTCAACCGGATGGCGCTGCTGAAACTGGCAGCGCCGGTGGCCGCCGCGCTGCGCGCGGGAACGATCGACGCGAGCAAGGCGGGACTGCTGGCGCAAATCCCGGACCCAAAATTGCAGGAAAAATGCCTGAAGGAATTCATGGGGGGAACGTGGCGCGGCCCGATGAGTTTCCGCCAGGCACAGGAGCATCTGGCGGAAGAATACCGGGTGAGCCTGAAGGACGCGCCGTTTGCGCTGGATGCGGATTTCGGCCGTCCCGCCGGCGGCGTTTTCCTGTGCCCGTCCAATGGCGCGGACAAGCTGGTGACGTGCAAGGATTGCCGGCTGCGCAGCGGAAACATGGCGAAGGAATACCCGGATTTTGCCAAGACGCCGAACATCTGCACGAATCCGCCCGGCTACAAACTGAAAGTGCAGATGCACACGGACGCGACGTTGAGCCGGGCCAAGAGCGAGGGGCGGCGGATCCTGCCGGCAAAGGAATATGAAAACCACGGCCATCAGTTCAAAGAAAAAAAGGACACGTGCTACGACGATCCAAAGGGCCGGTCGTTTGGCACGCTGGCCAAGGCGGCCAATATCACGCCGGCGATGACAGTTAATTGCGAAGGCGCGGCGGTGGAAGTGTTCACGCCGGAGGACGTGGCGAAGATCAAGGCGGCGAACAAAATCCGGGCATCGTATTCCAGCGGCGGCTATTCCAGGCGCGACCTGGCAGCGCAGAAAGCGCGACAGGCAAAGGAAAAGTTAATGACGGCCACGCTGGCAACGGCGATCCCAAAAATCCTGGACAAGCTGGCGCCGAACGGCGTGCTGGATTCGCGCCTGTGGTCATTGCTGGCGCAGCGGACCTATGACTCGTTAAGCATTGACCGCCACGATTTCACGGCGAAACGGCTGGGAATTTCCAAACGCGTGAATGATTCGCGCGGCGCGCTGGAAAAATACATGAAACAGCACACGTCACCGGCCGATTGCGCGCGGCTGGTGGTGGAATTGTTGCTGCTGTCCAACGCCAACGGGGGCGGATGGCATGAAGTGAAATGGGACAGCCACGTGCTGGCGGCGGCCAAGCTGGCCGGCGTGGACCTGCAAAAATTGATGGAAAAATCTTTGCCACAAAAGAACACAAAGGGCGCAAAGGAAAAACCGGCCAAAGCGGCCAAAATGGCGGCGCAGCAGCACCGCCCTACCACAAAACCCAACCTGATGAGCGCCGCGAACCGGGCCAAGATTGCCGCGGCAGCGCGGGCGCGCTGGGCAAAGGTGAAGGCGGCAACCAAGAAAGGAAAATAAGATGGACGCGAAATCGAATGAGAACCCGGCGCTGCCGGCGTTTGAACAGGGCCTGAACCAGTTGTGCGGGGACGCACTGACGGGCGGCGTGCCGTTCGCCACGATCGTGGCGCTGCTGGAAGTGAGCAAGCTGGACGTGGTGGATTTGTGGTGCCAGCAGGTGCGGCAGGGCGACGTCTCGCCGCAAATGAAGGAACCGCTGATTGTGCCGTTCCGGGGCGTGACACCACCGCCAAACGGAGGTTAACAGCAAAAGGAATTTTCACGCAAAGACGCAAAGGCGCAAAGAAATGAAAAATTAACCGCGAACCACGCGAAATACACGAACATGGCCAAGCCTTTCACACCCACGCCGCATCCGGTGCTCGGTCTGCCGACACCGGCGCAGATGGCCGCGCTGGGACAGGAGGCGTGGGCCAAATTGATGCTGGAGCGGGAACAACGCATCCAAAGGGAACGGAACGAACCGTTCCCGCACTGGTATGAACCGCCGATCTGGAAGGTGTGCGACGCGTTGCTGGGGTTTCCCTGGGTGGACGCGGACTGGGCCCGGCGGATGCGCGAGCACCTGGGCTTTCCCACGCCGGTGAAGATACTGCTCATCAACGGCGGGAATCGCGGCGGGAAATCGGAATACGCCAGCGACCGGGTAATGCGCGTGCTGCGCACGTTGCGGAATTACCGGGACAGCGCGGGCGAGCCGCCGCGGGCCTGGTGCCTGCACAGCACGCTGCCGATGAGCCGGCAATACCAGCAGCCGCTGTTCTGGAGCTATCTGCCGGCGGAATTGCGCGCGAAGGATTACAAGACGCGGGTGACCTACATCGCCTACAAGCAAAAAACGGGGTTCAGCGAGGAAAACTTCGTGCTGCCGGACGGGGCGGATTGCGTGTTCAAGGCCTACGAACAGGACCGGCGCGGGATCGAGGGCGGCAACGTGGACATCATCTGGCCGGACGAGCTGGTGCCCAGCGACTGGGTGGAGACGATGGACCTGCGCATCGCGGAAAAGGGCGGATGGATGATCATCACGTTCACGCCGGTGGATGGCTACACGGAGACGGTGCGGCTGTTCCAGGACGGCGCGGAGGTGGTGAAGGAAAGCACGGCGTTCCTGCTGCCCAAGGACGGCGGCCCGGCCGACGAGGCGCGGGCGCTGGGGTTGACGGAGGCCGAACTGGAGGAGGTGAAGCGCGCGGACGCGGAGAAACGGGCGAGCATCGTGCCGCAAAGCAGGCCGGAAAACTGTAATAGATGGATTGAGGGGGGCGGCGAGGGCGCCGCGGCCACACTGCAAAAGGGCGGCGGGGGCGCCGCGGCCACCAGCGGAATGGACATCAACCCGGTGAACAGCGGGCAGATGGCGATTCCGGCGGGGCGGGAATTTGAGACGGTGCCACGGGTGCTGAAATGCGTGAGCCAGAACGCCGAGCAGCAGCGCGCATGCGTGTTTTTCCACACGAGCGACAATCCCTACGGCAACCCGAAAAGCGTGTGGAGCACGATCGCGGGCAAGAGCGCGGATTTCAAGCGGGAACGGTTTTACGGGATCGCCACGAAGAATTTCAGCGCGCGGTTTCCCAAGTTCAACGTGAAGGTGCACGTGGTGCGGCCGGACCAGATTCCCCAGACGAAACCGGAAACGATCCAGGAACGGTTCATGGACAGCCGGTTTGCCAGCACGCCGAAAATGGAGCGGGACCGGCCGGTGACGCTGATCGAGGAGTTTGCGGACCTGAACCTGCATTTCACGCCGACGCCGGGCGACGACATCGAGGAAGGGGTGCAACTGATCCAGGACGCGCTGGCGTATGACGACAGCCGGCCGGTGGACTTTTTCAACCAGCCGCGCCTGTTCATCAGCAACGAATGCCAGAACATGATTTACGCGCTGACGACGTGGACGGGTTACACGAAGGAGGGCCGGCGCAACATGGAAGGCGCCACGAAGGATCCGATTGATCTGCTGCGCTATTTTTTCCTGAGCGACTGCGGCTATCTGGGCGGGAATGGAACCAACTATCTTTTTGTGGACCCGGCCGGGCGGAATTTCTTCATGGCGTGGTTTCGGGTGACGGCGCGGGCGGCCTACGTGGTGCGGGAGTGGCCGGGCAATTATGTGATCCCGGGCGTGGGTTTGCCGGGGCCGTGGGCGCTGCCGGATGGAAAGCATCCGGACGGCAAGCGCGGTCCGGCCCAGAAGGCCTTTGGCTGGGGACACATGGATTACAAGCGGGAGATCGCCCGGCTGGAGGGCTGGCCGAAGCCGCCGGACCTGGACGATGCGGGCCTGACCAAGGAACGGCGGGATGAATTGGAAACGGAATGGCAGCCGGCCGAGCCGGCGGAAACGCCCGTGCCGGAGGAAGAAGAGGAGCCGGAGAGCGAATTTGTGGAGGCACCAAAACATTATTATTAGACAGAATTAACAGAATTGACCGAATTAACCGCGAACCACACGAAATACACAAAGGACCAAAACGATGCGCGGCTATTATGCAAAATATAACCGGTTTCGGGAGGCGGAAGCGATCATGCGGCAGATGCGGCCGGTGCGGTCGCGGGAGGAAACGGCGCAATTGCTGGGCTGCACGCAGCAGAATGTGCGCCTGATAGAAATGCGCGCGCTGACCAAGCTGGTCAAACGGCTGCGCGAGCGAGTGCAGTTTGAAATCTGACTTATGCCGGTGATATCCGACAACGCGGGGATGGAAAAGGCGATGGCGGCCGAACAGCGGTTTGCCGCCCGGCTGAAGGCCTGCGGCGTGCGGGACAAGCTCAACTACCGGCTGGGCGAGGTGGAGACGATCACGCAATTCTCGCGGGAGGCGCTGCTGAAGATGAAGCGCGCCGGCTGCCTGAATCCGTGGCGGCCCGCCGGATACAACTGGGATTGCTACCGGCGGGACGAAGTGAAGGGGCTGCTTTAGACAGAATTAACAGAATTATACAGAATTTTATGAAAACATTGAGAAAAGGAAATAAAAGGTCACGTTGGTATGTTGGGCTGGTTTTGACCTGCGAACGTTGCAACGAACAGGTGGAATTGGAAGCCGACGACTGGACCGCCATAGACATCGCCATCGCACAAGATGGCTTGATTTATAATTGCCGGAATTGCGGAACGAAAATCATTTACAACAACACAACCCAAGCGGCCGGCACCGGGTCCGGCGCGGCGGTTGAACCAACAACAAAAAGACCATGACCATAGACACAACATCACAAACAGTGGTTGCCAACCCGGATGACCGGCAAGCTGCCGGCGGCGATTCTTTGGCGATCGTGGAACAGGACGGCGGGGCGCTGGAATTGTCCAAGGAGGAACTCACGAAGTTCAAGGACGAGATCAACAGCATCGCCAAGAGCGGGCGGTATCTCGTCCACGCGCGGCGCTGGGCGGCCGAACGGACGCGGTTTGCGCTGTGGGACGGCCAAAGCCCGGACGGGCGCAAGCACAAGGACAACAACGACGGGCGGCCGGCGTTTCCGTTCGAGGGGGCCAGCGACGTGCGCTACCGGCTGGCGGACATGATTGTGAATGAGCGGGTGCTGGTGCTCACGGCGGCGGCCATGCGCAACCTGCCGCGCGTGTCCGCGCTGGACAGTTTCAACCAGCCGCTGGGCACCAAGCTGACGACGCTGCTGAAGTGGGTGATCAAAAACCAGCTGGGCAGCCAGTATCTGCGCGAGATCGTCAAAGTGGCGCAGTATCAGGAGGCGGACAGCCCGGCCGGCGCGGTGCTGGGGGTGTGGTGGGACCAGGAATGGGCGCTGGAGCTGGCGACGGTGGACACGCAGCAGCTGGGCCAGGTGCTGATGACGCCGCGGGCGCAGGGCGGCTACGGACTGGCGCCGGAACAGATGAACCAGCTGGACGCGCAATTGCAAAACCCGGACCAAGACGCGGAAAGCGCGGGCTTTTTGCAACAGCTCATCCCGTCGCTGAGCGCCAAGCGGGCCAAGCAGGTGATTGCGGATTTGCGCGAGAAGGGCACGGCGGAATTTCCGCGCCCCTACAAACGTCTGGACCAGCCGTGCCTGTGCGGTTACCGGCTGTTCGAGGACATCTTTTTCCCGGCCAACACGACGGACGTGCGCAAGCGGGCACGGCTGCAGATCATCCGCGAATGGGTGGCGGAAGTGGACGTGCGGGCGCGCGTGGTGACGGACGATTACACGCAGGAGTTCGTGGACGAGGTGCTGCAGCACGAGGCGCAGAGCGCGTTTCCCGAATACGAGCGGCACGAGGTGACGGGCGAGTGGACGCCGGTGAGCATGACGGAGATGCAGGAATTGCACAAGGGCGAGTATGAGCTGCTGACGGTGCTGTTCCGGGCGACCAACGACGACAACATCCCGGGCATCTATTATTTTGTGATGCACCATCAGGTGGATTTCGCCGCCAAGGCGCGCGAGCTGCTGGATTACAGCCACGGGGAATATCCGCTGACGTGGTTCGGCCGGGAGATCCTCGGGAACCGGCTGCTGGACAGCCGGGGCGTGCCGGAGCTGGTGAGCACGGACCAGAACGCGCTCAAGCTGCACGTGGACGCGTTCAACGACAACGTGACGCTTTCCACGCTGCCCAACATCAAGGTGCCGCGCCGGCGCAGCAAGCTGAGCCTGGTGATCAAGCCGCTGGGCATCATCAAGGAGGACCGGCCGGGCGACGTGAGCTGGATGCAGCCGCCGCAATATCCGGCCGGGAGCGAGAAGCAGCAGGCGCTCATCAAGGCGCGCGTGGACGAGTTTTTCGGGCGCATCAGCGAGACGGTGCCGCCGACGCTCACGCAACTGCATCAGCAGGGCATGGTGATGAATTTCCTCATCAGCCTGGCGGACGCGCTCAAGCAGCTGCTGCAGCTGTGCCAGCAATACATGCCGGACGACGTGCTGGCCAAGATCACGGGCGACGACGGCCAGCCGATCGCACACAGCCGGGACGAGATCCAGGGGCAGTTCAACGTGGAGCTGGAGTTTGACCCGGCCAACATGGACATGAGCTATTTCCAGCAGATTGCGGAAATGATCATCAAGGTGCTTTCGATTGACGTGCTGAACGTGAGCCAGCGGGACCAGATTGTGCAATGGTTCTTTGCGACGATCAGCCCGACGATGGGCCAGCGCTGGGTGCGGCCGGTGCAGGCGGCGCAGCAAAGCGAGGAGGACGACGAGGTGAACAACCTGGTGAAGATGCAGAACGGCATCGAGCCGCCGATGCTGGCCGAGGGCATCAACGCGCCGTTGCGGTTGCAGGTGCTGCAGCAGCGGACGCAGATGAACCCGGAGATCCTGCAGAACCTGAAATCCAAGCCGGTGAACATGGAGATCTTCACGCGGCGGGTGCAGTATCTGCAAAACCAGATCCAGCAGCTCAAGAACGCGCAGATCGGGCGGCAGGTGGGGCAGCCGGCCTTGCAACAGCCGGGGCAGCCGGGGGCGGGAATTGCGGGGATGCTGGGGAATGGGTGAAGAGGGGAAACATCGAACATTCAACATTCAACGCTGAACATCGAACGACACGAGATAAGCGACCCTGGAATTGGAACAATCAAAACCAAAAACAAAAAACATGCAAACTTACAACTGCTGTAAATGTGGCAAGCCGGTTGAATCTGAGCTTAACCTTGATAGGTCTCTCACAATTCTCTGTTTTGATTGTTACAATGGAAGGGCGACCGAAGGGAGACCCGCAGGGTTCGCTTCATCGACCGGTTCAGATTCCGCCGCGCCTAGCGTCCAGACACCGCCGGTCGTCGCGGAGCCTGTGGCAAATCCAAAACTGTCGAGCATGGGAAAGGAAGATGAGCCAGTCGATTTATCTCGTGTCGTTCAGCCTCCGGTAAGCGGTTCGGCCTGCGTCTGGGCGCAGAGTTACGATTCAGATTCATGGGACACAGGCTGCGGCAATGCGTTCACCATCAATGATGGAACGCCGAAAGAAAACCAAATGGCTTTTTGCTGCTTTTGCGGTCGAAAACTAAATGAACGCCTTGTTCAGCCTCAAAAACGAATTTTATGAGAACCACAAAAATAACAATCGGTAGACTCTACAACCTCGGCAACTACGAGCATATACGCTACGAGATTTCCGTGGAAATCGGCGAAGGCCAGAGCGCGGCGACCGCGATAACCGGCCTCGAAAATATCCTGACCGCCCTCAATCCGACAATGCCTCCCGGTGTGTTGAGTGACCGACAAATCGAGGACGCCAAAGAGAGGATAAAGAAAGTCGAAGCGAAACCCGACAATGAAGTGGCAGAGCGCCACGGGAAATGCAAGGCGCTCGTCATCGCAGAAGCGCAAAAGAAACTCGATGCCGCCATCGTAAAGACGACCAAGTGGAATGCCACACAACGCCTCGCGCGCCGGATGCTCGACGACCTCGGCGGCGCTGAAAAGTTCGTGGATGCCAAGCAAAATTGGGACAATGACTACTACAACGACGACTTTTGAGGCTGAACGCCGACATCAGGCACGGCGGGTAATGCCTGAACCAATCGAACCAAACCAAATATGAAAAGACTCAAATCAATCGTAGTGGCAACGGCACTAGCCGTTGCCTGCATGGAGTTGTTAAGCGGCTGCTCAACAATCCACGGTGACTACAAAACCACAACCTTAGCGGGAGGAGCATACAAGCGTGTCTCGACTGGCTATGGTGAGACGGTGCAACTCAACCTGCTCTGGATTCCGGTCTATAAAGACTACTAGCCGCTTAACGTGGAGCCAAGCTGCCGTGCGGGGCAAGGCTCTCCAAAGTAAAATGAACCAACAAACCAAAAACCAACCGCCTCGGCTGAAGGGACTCGCACGGTCAGCTTCGGCGAATTGTTAGGCATCATCATGGAACTTTTTATCAAACTATCATTCTGGCTGGGCGTCGTGTGCTTCACCATCCGCATCATCGAGATGGCAGTCCGCGAATGGCCAGAGGAACGCAAACCAAAATCACTCGGCCAGCACGTCGCGGAAACAATTCTTGGCGTCGCTGTCACAATCTGGGCTGGCATCTTGCTCTACGGACATTGATGCCTAACAGACCAAGTTAAGCGACCCCGAAAGGACAAACCAAATGAAATGTTCAAGGTGCTGTAAAAGAATCCGAAACGGAAAATACAAACGGGATACGTGCTTTGGTGGTTACATGCATTTGGTTTGTCCTGTAGGGGCAAGCGCAGCGCAGACCCCGCAGGGGTTCGCTTCAACGGGTGGTTCCGCGCCGTCGCTCGCGGCCAAGCTCCAAGGTCCAACCGAGGCTCTGGGTGCAACTCATGGTGAAACACCCGTTGTTAACTTGGTCTGTTCCGCGCCGGTGGAGCGTTCCGGCGGGACGGTTGAGTATATCAGCGGCGTAGATGGTTTGACATACAAAATCGAGAAATTCTTTGTCGGTTACAACGAGGTTCAAATGGAAGTAACTCTTTGTAACCCTCTTTTTTACCGAGATGGTTGCCTCTGGTTTGGGCCGTTTCAACCGCCGGATTCTGGCCAGTGCAACGGCCAGAAAGCGACAAGCTCGCTGAAAGGGCGAAAGGGAAAGCGAGCGACGGCGCGGAACGATGGAGCCAAGCTGCGTGCTCCCGGCATAACCGACAACCCAAAATCCTGAATATGGCAAATTACATTGACAAACCTGAAAGCGTAATCACGTCAGCTTCGGCGACTTGTTATGGCGCATCACCCTCAATCGCAGAACTGCGCCAAAATCAAGACGTGAAAATTTCCGAAGCTGTCCGGCTGCAATATGGTGAACCAGTCGAGAATGACGGCGAATGTGACCAATGCTTCGCCAAAGGTCTGCCAGTGTGGGCAAGCCTAAACATAGACGGTGACTGGATTGGACTTTGTGCCAGATGTATCAACGAAAACAATGCGCCATAACGATGGAGCCATGCCATGAGCGATAAACCTCCAATCCGCCGCCGCAGGAATCCTGCGCGTCTACCAGCCAAAAGAGCCGCCAAGCCCAAGGGCGTAAAGCTCATTGGCATCGGCGACTTGTTATCTGGCGTCAAAGCTCTCACTCATCCGAACTATCACAAGCTGAATCTCGCCGAGGGAAGAAACGACCGACTGCTGCACGCTGTCCTATGCGCGTATGCTAAACATCATCTGGACTGCCCCGATATCGGATGGGAGCAGCTTGGTGACATCCTCCACAACGCCATCTGCAATGAAATTGGTGATGACAAATACATCGCGTGGGGCAAGCGAATAACTGGAGACACACAATGACCGTAGCCTTCCTGCAAAATATGTGGGTCAAGAACCCGGAGAGAGTGCGTGCTGACATCCAGCGCCATGGTGAAGGATTTCGGCTCCGATTTATGAAGTATGCGCTCTTCGCGGGATGTGTGACGGGCCGCCGACTTAAAGCCGCCTTCGGCGACCTCTGTGATGAAATCGTGTGGGAGGAAACGACGCGCGAAATCGCGGGCGACCCAAAGACCATCTTCCCGGCGCAGCCTGACCACATTCGCGCCGTGCTCGAAAAATACAAACCGGATGTGGTGTTGACGTTCGGGGCAATCGCTCGACTCGTCGTGCTTCCCTTATGGAGTGGCCGCCTGATAGCCGCGCCCCATCCCGCTGCGAGACAACCAGACACCATAGCCAAACTACAAGCTGCCGCCGCCGAACTGCGGAAGGTCAAGCCAGATAACGATGCCGGTGAGCGGCGCGAGAATTAACCATGACATCCACTTTAGCCAACGACAAACGAGAGGGCGTATCCCGCGTCCGCTCCACTGGCTTGTTGGACTGCCCGAATTGCGGCATCCAACCAAAACTGGAAACAACCGGAATCGTATCTGCCTACTGGCTTCAATGCTCTAAGTGCGGCAAAGACGGTGAGGCATACTTCAATCCAAGCCAAGCAAGAGGAGCGTGGAATGCAATGGTATCTAGGCAGTCCAACGACCGAACTGAGGCACGCCGCCAATGACTACCGAGAACCAGAAACCCCGCTGCCCGGCCTGTGGTGGAACCGGCCTAGTGCCATACCCAGGCCGATACGTCAAAACGCCAGTGCTCTGCTCAACCTGCAAGGGCAGCGGCGACAAACCGGAGGCGCAATCGGCGTTGTCTCCAGTGAGTTTGTTAGGTGCGGTCGTGGAAATCAAAATGATAGGCTACGATGGCCGATGGTTCGTAGTCCGCGAAGAAGGCAAGAAAATCTGGGTGCAGCGCCCGCAAGACTTCAAACCTAAATGGGTCTGGCGGCGATATGCCAAAATCATCGAAAGCCAACAAGCACCTAACAATAGAATATGACGCAGTGCATGCACGAATCGGGTTTCTTACGGCGGCGTAACCGGCGGCAGGATAAGCGGGAACGCATGTTGCGCAAAATGGCCAATTGGCGCGCCGCCAAAGCCCGGATCCGACAGGAACGGATTGATGCCGGGCTGCTGGAGCCCGAGCCGAAACGGGTGCGGTATTATCGCTTCGAGTTTGGCGTGCGGAACAAAATGACCGGCGAGACGGCCTGGCACGATCTGGTGAGCGTGCGCCACGCCGGCCGGGCGCTGGGGCTAGTCTTGAAATATTTATGACGATGATTTAACCGCGAACAACACGGAATAGCACGCAAAGACGCAAAGACGCAAAGAAACACGAACAATGACGAAATCCGAAGCATGGAAAATGGCGATGGAGTTCATCAAGGCCCAGCCGGGGCTGGAGGAAATTTATTCCCATGAACTTATCCGGCATTATCTCGCCCAAGCCGGATTTTCACTGACCGGGGGAATTTCCGTGGAGCAAGACCGCACATTCAGAACGCTGACAGATAATACGACGGGCGATTGGTGGGAAGTGCCCGACAAACAAACACTCATCAATTTATTATCATGAACTGGAAATTTTGGAAAACCGAAGAATCTGGCACGGGGCATCCGGCATTTGGCCGACGCATCCAAATGATTGAAAAGGCACGGGCACCCAAACAAACGCCATTGCCCGGATTGCCCGGCGAGGAGGCGCGCGAGGCGAGCTACCTGAAGGCGCCGGACAATGATCTGTTCCTGGCCGTGCTGGCGGATCTGCAGGAGTTTGCCGTGGAGGTGAGCGACCGCGGGCTGGACATGAACCTGACCAACGACCAGCTGCGCTGGCACATGGGCGGCAGCGACGCGCTGCTGGAATTCCTCGAGAAATTGCAGGCCCGCGAACGCGACGCCCGCCTGACCCAAGCGCAGATCGAGGCCAAAAAGGCGGAAGAGCAGCCCGCAGATGACGCGGATTGACGCAGACTTAACGGCATGAAAGTTGGAAGGAGTTGGAAGGAGTTGGCCGGAGTGCGAACCTGATTGATTGCAGATGCCCGCGCTTTGACGGAAAAGCGGGGCATGTTCAAATCACATCTGCTGCGCGCAACCGGGGCCGCAACCGAAGACGGGGGATCCACCACCGCCACCGTTCCAGCCAAAACATCCGTCACCACCCCCACCCTGCTGGGCACCGCCGACGTGGACGATGCCCTGGCCTTCATCCCCGATTTGCCGGCGCATCTGCAGCCCAAGCCGAAGGCCGAAGTGAGAAGTGCGAAGGGTGAAGAGCCGACCGCGGAGGAAAAGAACAATGCGGGCGGCAGAGGCACCAAAGCAGATGGCGGCGAGGGCGCCGCGGCCACCGATGAAAAAGCGGAAAAGGGCGGCGAGGGCGCCGCGGCCACGAAAAAGCCGGAATTCACCGAGGACCAGCAGGCGTGGCTGGACTTGCGCGCCAAGGCGACCACAGCCGAGGAAATCGCCCAGCTCGACAAGGACATGCCGGAATTTGACGAGGCGCAGGTGGCCTGGATCAACGCCGAAGCCGACCGGGCGGAAAACGACGAAAGCGGAAAGCGGAAAGCGGAAACAAATGCGCCGGAGTTTACCAAGGAACAAAAGCCCTACGTGGACAAATTGACGGCGGAACTGGCCGAGACCAAAACCAAGCTGGCCGCGGCGGACTCCAAACGCGCGGAGTTGGAAGCCGATTTGCAAAAGGCGCAGGCCGGCGCCAAGCCGATCGCCGGCAACCTGCATCCGCTGGCGCTCACGGACGATCCCAGGGAGATTGACGCCTACGAAAAGGGGCTGGAGGAGTTCATCGCCTGGGGCCGGGCCAACTGGGACGGCAGCGAGGCGGTGGAGGCCAGCGGCGACACGCCGGCCCAACCGGCCTACAGCGCCGCCCAGATCCGCAAGGCGGTGACGGCGCGCGAGGCCGAGCTGCGCAAGCTCATCCCCGCCGCGCGCGAGACGCTCAAGGCGCGCCAGGCCGAACAGGCCGAGGCCCGCGCCACCTATCCCGCCACGTTCGACCCGCAGCAGCCGCTGGGCAAGGTGACGGAAGCCCTGCTCAAGGACTGGCCGGTGCTCAAAGCGATGCAAAACCACCGGCTGGTGATCGGCGACGCGATCGCCGGCGAACAGCTGCGCTACGCGGCCTTTGGCGACAAGGACGGCCCGAAGATTTCCCAGGACGCGGCCAAAACCCTGTTGCAGGCGGTGCCGGCGCTGGGCGGTTTGCTGCCGCAGCTCAAGGCGATCGCGGAGGGCAAGGTGAAAACCAAGGCGGCCAAACCGGGCGCGCTGCGCATTCCGGTGCGGCCCCCCAAGGGCACGCCGGGCGCGCCCAGCCGCGTGGCGGTGAGCAAGCCGGCGGAAAAGGGGCCGGACGTGAACAAGTTCATCAAGCTGAAGGACGGGCCGGGCGGCGAGATGGCCGCGCTGGCGGAAGCGCTGGGGTAAAGCGGAAAGCGTAAAGCGGAAAGCGAAAACGAATTTTAATTTTGCCGTTACCGGGGCGGCAGGTTGGAAAACAAACAATGCGGCGGTGCAGCAGCACCGCCCTACCGAAAGAAAAAACAAATGCAAGCGTTTGAACAAGACCTGACCGGCAAGCGGCAGTCGCTGGCCGACATCATCGCGAACATCCAGACGACGACCACGCCGTATACCTCGATGCTCGCGAAACGGACCAAGCCCGTGAACCAGCCGCACAGCTGGCAGGGCGAGGTGTATCCGGACGTGGACAGCAAGGGCGTGCCGGACGGCAAGGACGTGCAGAAGTTCGACACCGTGCCGCGCTACCTGCTCCAGTGCTACAGCCAGAAGTTCTGGCGCAACCCGGCGGTGTCCGATTTTGCGGACGAGGCGGAAATCGCGGGGGCGAGCGGCGGCGAAATGGCGCGGCAGAAGGCCATCGCCATGATCCTGCTCAAGCGCAAGCTGGAGCAGCAATGCCTGAGCGCGGATGATACGGCGGCCAACGCGCCGGCCACGGACCCGGAACAGGGTTACACCACGCGCGGGGCGTTCTCCTGGATCAGCAGCACGGCGCAAACGACGTTCCCGGTGCCGTCGCAGCTGCTCACGCCGGCGGCGCAGGTTTATTCCGGCACGCTGGCGAACTTCAAGGAAGGCACGGCCACGCCGGGCAGCGGCACGAGCTTTGCCAGCATGTGCGCGAGCAGCTATATCCAGCGCAAGGGGCCG